GGTTTAGGAGATTTTGTTGCAGATATAGGAGCGACTGTTGTTTCAGGTGTTGAGAATATTTCTGCAATAGCGCAATCTAGTTTAAAGAGTATTAAAGAATTTAAAGATGAGTTAATAAATAAATTTTCTCAATTTAATATAAAAGTAAACTCAATAAGAACGTCAAGAAGTTTATCAATTGATGATTATAATAAAATTGATGGTTTACTTGGTAATTTATTTTCTAAATATAATTTTGGAGCATTAGAGAATCAACAAACAGTAAAATTATCTTTTAAAAGTGGCGCTAGAACTTATGGATTTGTCGAGCGTTATTCTGTTAGTGGTAATTTAACTAGAATAAATTTAGGAGATTTAAAACGAAATTTAGATTCAAGAATTAAAGTAATTGAAAATAAATTTACTACTAGATGGTTTTCAGCAATTGACAAAGATAAAATGTTTTTATCAACGCCAGTTCACGAAATGACGCACGTTTTACTGCATAGTTCTATGAAGTCAGGAAATCAAAAAATAGCTTTAGATAAAATTAGAGAAATAAGAAAAAAATACTATGAAGAAATTAGGTCTTTAAGAAATTCAAACAATATAAAAAAGTATAACGACATTTATATTGGTAGATATGCAATGCATTCTTTAGATGAATTTATTGCTGAAGCATTTACAGAATATACTTTAAATTCAAATCCTTCAAAATACGCTAAGCTAATTGGAGAAATTATTGACCAATATTTAAAAAAATAACAAAAAATGGCAACACTAAAAGAAGAAAACAAAAACAACTGTTTTAATTGTAAAAATTTTAATGAGTTTCAAGGAAATTGTTTAGCCTTTCCTGATGGTATTCCTTACGGAGTTGGCACATTACACGAACACAACAAACCAATACCGGCACAAAAAAACAATATAGTATTTGAGAGAGGTTTGCCTAATCAAAACTAAAATTTAAAAAATCGTATATTTACAAAAATTTTTCTATATGAATACAATTCTTTATAAAGCGGCTCCAGTTGGTGAGTTAATTGATGCGGATGAAAAGGCCGGAATCATAAAAGGGTACGGAAGTTATTTTGGAAACAAAGATTCTGATTCTGATATAATTATGAAAGGCGCATACAAAAAGACAATTGCAGAGAATGGCTCTAGGGTTAAATATTTATATCAACACGATATGAATCAACCTATCGGTAAAATGACTGAACTTTATGAAGATGAAAAAGGTTTAGTTTTTGTTGCAGAGATTGCTAAAACGCAACTAGGAAAAGATGTTGTTGAATTAATGAAAAGCGGAGTAATAACTGAAAATAGTGTAGGTATATTGCCAATTCAAAAGCAAGACAGGGGAGATTATAGAGAAATCAATGAGGTTAAATTATATGAAATTAGCGCCGTTACTTTGGCCGCTAACGATCAAGCTAAAATACTAGATGTTAAAGGAAACGTAGATTTAGAGAAAGTTTCTAAAAGATACGATAACCTATCAAAACTATTGCGCAAGGGCGAAATTTCAGACGAAATGGGTTACGCTATTGAAGCAGAAATATTAAAATTAAAATCATTATTTATTGAGTTCACGAAGCCGAATGAAATTATCACTTCGCCGAATATTGAGGTAAAAAACAATGATTCCGAAGTGTATAACTATTTATTAAATTCTTTAAATTCGTAAAAAATGGACGAAAAATTAAAAGATCAATTAGACGGAATAAGTAAGTCAATTGATGCAAAGATTGAAAAATCTAATTCAGACGTTGTAAACAACGTTGTTGAAAAAGCTAACGAGATTGTAAAATCAGAGGTTAGCGGAATGGCTACTAAATTAAATGAGCGTTTAGACGCTATGGAAGTAGCAAACAAAAAAAGATTCGAGAGCAACAAAAAAGTAACTTTTAAAAGTGCTTTAAAAGACGCTTTAGATAATGGCGCAATTGAAAGCCTTTCAAAAGGTAATTCAAGAAGTGCATCTTTTGAATTGAAAGCGGATATGACAACCGGAGCAGATTTTACCGGAGAGGTAATTGCTGCGGATAGAGTACCAGGTTACAAGTTTGATCCTACAAGACCAGTTCACGTTAGACAATTACTTGCTACTGGATCAACTCAATCTGACGTTGTTAGATTTGTAAAAGAATCAGGATATTCTAACGGTGCGGCTCCAACTGCTGAGGGTACTACATTAACGCAATCTGATTTTGATATGACTGCGGCAGATGCTAACGTAAGAAAAATCGGAACTTACTTCCGTATTTCTGAAGAAATGTTAGCTGATACGCCTCAATTAACGTCGTATCTATCTGCAAGAGCGCCTGAAAAACTTTTAGAGGTTGAAGATGCTCAAATATTAAGCGGAGACGGAACAGGTTCAAATTTAAGCGGTATCATAACTGACGCTGCTGATTTTGATGTTTCTTCAAGTGGTGCTTTTTATCAATCAGTAGATAATGCAAATCAGTTTGATGTAATTGTTGCATCTTTAAACCAATTAGCTTTAGCAAACTACAACGCTGATTGTATTATGTTAAATCCTACTGACTTTAACAAAATCTTATTGTTAAAAGATTCAACTAGCAAATACTTGAAAGACCAAGTTTACGCTGGTTTACAACCATCGTTTAACGGAGTAAAAGTTGTTGTTAATACTGCAATTACTGCCGGAACTTTCTTAATTGGAAACTTTGGTGTTGGAACTCAGTTATGGGTTAGACAAGGTGTTAATGTTGAATTCTTTAGAGAAGATGGAACTAACGTAAGGGATGGATTTGTAACTGTTAGAGTAAGCGAAAGAGTTGCTTTAACAAACTACTTGCCAAATGCGTTTGTAAATGGATCTTTTGCAACTGCAATCGCTGCATTGGAAACTCCATAATAAATAAAATAATTTATTTTAAAGGGCCTGAATTAACTTTCAGGTCTTTTTTTTTTACATAAAAACTAAAAATATTTTTTTAATTAAATAATTTTTTTTAATTTAGCCAAAACAAATTTTAAAAAACAAAAACAAAATGGTATTAATACATTCAAATTTATTAATTGAATCTTCAATTAAATCTGTTAAAGAAAGATTAAAAACAACTTTAGAAAATATTAAGTTTCAAGATGGTCAAGTATTTTGTGATGATATAGAAAAATTAGAGCATTGTATAATGGCTTTGGAAAATTTAGAGAATGAAGAAGATGAAGAAGAAAGTATGTATAAATTAACTGAGGGCGAAGAACAAGAATATGCTTATTATACTGCATATTGGGAAGAAGAATAATTAACAATTTAAATATATTAAAAAACAAAACAAGATGAAAAAATTACAAACATTAGTATTGATTTTAGCACCAAGTTATTTTATAGGTAGATTATTAATAGGTTTAATATTTAACGTATAATTATGGAGGGACTAGATTACGATTTAAACGAGTATTTTGATTCAATAGAGGATAAGAGCGAATGTATGGAGTGCGGGGTTGATGTTCAACTTGGCAAACAATATTGTTGTTTTGGTTGCTTTAACGCATCGCATAGGTAGCGCCTAAACGCTTTCTAATGACTACTAACCTACGTTAAAACGTGGGTTTTTTTTATTTTGCTATCTTTACAATATGGATAGCAATCAAATTGGGTGCCTAGCAGAATACAAGTTTGCAACTGCTGCAATGGAACAAGGCTTTTTTGTTTCATTTCCCCTACTTAATACTTCAAGATATGATTGCATAATTGAAACACCAAAAGGATTAATTAAAATACAAATTAAATCAGTTCATAATTTTTCAGGAAGATCAAGAGTTTTTCTAAAAGATACAAAACAAAAAAATTACAAAATAAAAGACGTTGATTTTTTTGCTATTTACTACAAAGAAAAAGACGGGTTTTTTATTATTAAAAATGATGGAATAAAAAAATCAATTGAATTGACATCTCCTAAATATTTAAAATATTTTAATAACTTTGCAGAACTTTAACTGTTTTTTCATTTTTGTTTTCCACTGGAAAAGCGTCGCAAATTTATGTGACGCTTTTTTTTTATCTTTACAAAAATATTTACATTATGAAACTAAAAATAAAACAATCTATTTTAAGAGGTGGCAAAAGATTTAATGAGGGTGATGTTTTAGAGTTAGACGCAAAGACCGCAAAAAATTGGTTAAAAAAAGGTTTAGGATCAAAAATATCTAAGAAAAAAGAAAAGCAAACCTTTGAGACAAAAGAATTAAAAGTAGAATATAAAGAAATAAAATAAAATGAGGCAAATTAAAATAAACGCAACAACCGGAAATGAAATATTAACGGCTCAAAACGTTAAAGATTATGTTCGTATTGATACAAGCGCCGACGATAATTTAATTTCTTCAATGATTACTCAGGCGAGAATATGGTGTGAAAATTATATTTCGAGAGACATAGTTCCAAAAAATAGAACTTATTATTTAGACAAAACAAATGGTTTGTTTGATTTGCCGTTTAGTCCAACGGCTAGTATTTCAGAAATAACTATTGACGGAACGGCTACAACTGATTATGAAATTTTGGGTTTAGATAATGAGACGATTGAATTAGATGGAGGATCTGCCGAAAAAGTAAAAGTTACCTACATAACAAGTGGGATAAATGATTCTTTAGTAAAACAAGCGATGTTGCAACTTATATCAACGTATTATGATAATAGAGCGGATTTTATAACTGAGCAAAACAATGTTTCAGAAATACCAACATCGACAAAACAAATTTTGACGTCTTATAAAACTATGTTTATTTAATGAATGCCGGAAAACTAGATTCTAAAATAATTATAAAACGATTAATTAAATCCCCTGATGAATTTGGCGGTTTTAGTTCTACTTTGTCAGAGGTTGCAACTGTATGGTGCAATTTAAAGCAGATTAACGGAGATATAAGCGACAAACTAGGTAAAAGAACACAAGACGTACAAGTTGAAATAATAATGCGTAAAAATACCGCAGATTTAATTCAGTTAGGAGATATATTTACACTAGAGGGCGGTACAAATAATTATCGTATAAATCAAAAGTTTGAATTTGAATTAGATTTTTACACTAAATTATTGGCAACAAAATCTGAATAAAATGAATATTAAAATCGATCAATCGGATTTGGCTCAACTTAAAAAAAAGTTAGACAATTTAAGAACATTTGATAAAAGCACATTATCAAAAGAGTTGGGAATGGCTGGTTTAGATATTGCAAGAATTGCTAAGAAAAGTGCGCCGTCTGATTATGGTACACTAAGGCAATCAATAAGATCAGAGAAACAAGGCAAAACTGTTGAAATATTAGCCGGAGCAAAATATGCGCCTTATGTAGAATTTGGAACAGGAGCCTTTGTAACTTTTGATGATATGCTAGAACTTGGAATACCTAAAAGCTATGCCGCACAATTTAAAGGCGCTAAACCAGGTTATATGAAACCTCAGCCGTTTTTCTTT